AACAGTAGCGTTTCTGGTAAGGATTTGTACGTAGTTATTCTGTCTAGCTGTCATGCTAGAAGCATCTCTACTTGTCTCAAAACCTTCTTCTACTGGTGTGCCACTAGAAGCGGCTGTAAGGGTTTCTGTAAGCCACTCAAAAATAGTGTTAGTGACTTTTCTAGTACCAGCAAGTGACACCATTGGTGTATCTGCTGGGTCAATATTGTAAATGATATCAGAGACATCCTCTGGAGTCTCGCTAACAGTCTTACTCTGGTAAGAAGTAACAGAGTTGCTAACTCGTGCCATAATTGCCTTTAGTGCTTAGCCGAACATTTGTTCAAATACAGCCTCTGCATCTTCAACGGAGCCAGTTTTGCGCAATTGCGTATTTGCTTTGCGCAAACGAGTATTCTCATTTTCTGGCTTGAAGGAGCGGCCTTGGGTTCTTGTGGCTTTCTCTGCTTTGGGCCTTACTGCTTCCTGGGCTTTTGCTTGTCCTGTGCGGAACAAGTAAGCATCTCTGAGCATACTGACCAACCGTGCATCAAAAGCTTGATTCACATCATTTTCTGTCATGCCGTATTGCTGTTTAGCGAATTCCCTAATTGCGGATTTTTCGCTTTTAGCTACTTCGGCATCTTGCCACTCTGGTACTAGCTGAAGGAGTCGTTGCCGTTGCTCCTCTAGGTGGCTTGCAAACTGTTGTTGCTGGAGTTTCTGTTGCTCCTGCTTTACTACTTCCAGCTGCTGATGCCGTTGGGCACGCAGCTGCTGTCTATCGTTATAGAGCTGCCGCTGGACAGTCCACTCTACTGGGTCTTCATGGTAGAGCTTGTCCCAGTTGATATTGGGCTCTGGTATTTCTGGATTGGCTTGGAGCTGCTCTGCTAGCTGCGATACCTGAGCTAGGCGCTGGCTGTATTCGTTTACGAGCTGCTGGTTTTGCTTGCGCTCTTCAGCCAGGGCTTGCGTCTTTCTGGTGTAGTCACTTTGGCGCTGGTAGCCTTTCAGCATTTCATCCAGGCTTACCTCTTCCTCCTGCCCGTTGACTAGTATCTTGTATCTAGCTTCCTGCTGCTCTTCTTCTTCTAGCTCATCTTCTTCATCAGCTTCATAGGCTTCTTCTTCTTCTTCCTCAGCTGGTTCATTAGCTTCCGCCTGGGCAACTGGCTCCTCCTCAGCTCCTTCTGGCTGTGTGCCTTCCAAGATCCCCTCAAACGCTTCTGCTGCAGCATCTGGTGTCATCAGTAATTCTTCACTCATGATGACCTCTTTCTAGTCTTGGCACGCTCTGCACGGTTGAGGACTACACTTACCTGCGTCTTGATGGCTCGTATGGCTCGTATCATATGGTATGCAGCTTGCCTTGTTTCAATTGCCTCTACTTCAGAATTTTCTATGATTTCGTGCTGAGTTTTGCTAATCTGGTCTAGTAACTCATTGAAAGCCGTGGAAGCTCCTAGCTTCCTGACTTCCTCACCTAACTTAATCAGTTGGTCATCTTGCATAAAACTACCTTCCATTCATCCATGAGTGATGTAGTTACTTCCTTAGAGAACGTAGTCAATACACGTTCTCATGTTTCGCTACGGATGCTCCCTGGGCCACACAAAGTGAAGAAGCTGGCGCAGCTGGATTCTCAAATTGAGCAGCTGGAGCACCTAAAGGCTCAGCTAGCTGGCAGCTCTGAAGCGCTCCAGTGCGCTTAGGTTTGCTAAGGGCTCCCCACGGTCTAGAGCTCGTTGGAGCTCGTCAAAGCCTCCCTCCGTAAAGCGCTGACGCATCAGTTGAATATCTGGCCTGACCTTCAACCCTCGTGCTTCCATTTCCTTGTCCAGCTCGTAGATATCCTTAATGGCTCTACGTACCTTGGGCCCTTGTAGGTTCTTCCTAAATTCTGGCGTTGCTGTGCCTACACTCTCCAAAAGCTTTCTGGTAACCAGCCCCTGCCCTGGAGTTTTGAATTCCTGCTCAAAGCTCATGAAGCCAGCCTGCTTGGGCTGGATTTTTTTGTTGAAGGTATCGTCCTGCTTGCGCTTATTGGGGTAGGTTGCTTTCTTGCCTGTCCCTACTTTCTTCTCTTTCCATTGCTTGAAGGCATCATCTTGGTTGACAATCATTGGCCTGACTCGTGTCCCTGTGCCTAGCTGGGATTGCAGGAAGGCCTCGTCTGCCATCAGCTTCTCTACATCTGCCAGCCCGTCCTTGTCTCCTCTAAAATAAGGGTAGGCTGTGATGGAGCTGCCTGTGTCACTCAAAACAATGTTCGGGTAGCGCTTTGCCAGCATCTCCATCTGCTGAGGCATCAGTGCTGTTGGATAGAAGATAGAGGCTGCATCGGTTTCAAACTCTGCAGCTCTTTGAGGCGTTGGGTAGTTCCAGCTGACTCCACCCTGCGCTCCCATTGCAGCTCTGGTTGCGCTCAGTACGTCATAGTCCTGACGCTTTGCTAGCTTTGATGGTAGCTTTTCGTTCTTGTCATCTGGGCCAACAAGGCTAGGGTTCATCAGTTGGTTAAACTCTACCTCTCCCCCTTCGGGAGCCCATACCCCTATACCGTCTCGTGTAGGTCTGACCCTATCCTTATTGAGTGCCTGCACTAGTGCGTCTCGTGTTTCCCCTGGAGCCATGAAGTCTGCTCTGGGGTCATCAAGATATTCTTGCGCTAGGGCTTCATCTTCAAAGAGCTCAGGGAGATGCCCAGCGTTTGCGTAGGGCATCATCTCGTACTGGAAATTGACTGCATTGGTGTCCAGCTTTGCACGGTCAACGTCATCAATCATGATGGCGTATTGCTCTAGCATCTGTTGGTCTGGAGCTATGGGCATCTGCTGTCCAAAGCTACGTACTGTCAGAGGAGTCGCTCCTCCAGCTGCAGGGAGGCCTGCACCTCCGTCAGGGGTAGGAGCCAGTATTCCTGCATCTATTAGGGGTTGGGCAAATTTACGTTGCTGAAACAAGCTGGCAAAATCCGGTGTGTTGGCAATGAGCTCTCCGGTGATGGCTTGCTCATCTACCAGCTGTGCCGCATTCATGGCATCTGGGTTCTGTTGCCTGCTGTTCTTGTAGTCGAGTAAGGTCTTGGTGTAGCTCCAGATAGCCTCTTGGACATTGGCTACTGTCCAATCATAGCCTGTGCGCTCACGCAAAAGCTCTGTGGCTCTACGCATAGCAGCATTGGTTGCCAAGTACCCTTGGCCTGGAAGCCCAGCCCCAGCCTTGCGGTCTACGCCACTGAATACATCCTGCAGCACATTGAATGCTCTACCCTGCCAAGTGTCATTGGTGCTATAGTCGTAAAAGCCCTGCAGGTTCTTCATGAAGGACTGCACCTTCGGCCCACTCAGCTGGATGTCAAACGGGTCTTTCTCTTGTAGTGCGGTGACACTGTTATTCTTCCAACCAGGTAAAACACTTTTTTCTCCCCTGCCCCCTTGGACACTCTGGCCCATAATCTTGAGGATCTCGTCTCTATCAGTAGGCCTGCCTGCAGCTTTCCAGTTCTTCCAAATGTTTAACGTGTTTAAGAAGTTGGCTTCCACGCTCGTTTGTGGCGAGGTAGCTGCCAATAATCCAGCAAATCTGGCAGCATCGTCCTTCCCAAATACTTCCACCAGGGCAGCATGGCTTGCCTCGTACCAACCCACTTTACTTGCGCCAGCTAGCGCTAGGGTTGCCATGTGCTCAGGGTCAAGGTTCACATCATGCCGTGGGCTCACATACTGCCGCTGACCAGCTCCAGTGGCATAGTCTGCAATCTCCTCCAGGTTGGGAACCTTGCGCCTTCCCTCTGGGAGCTGCTGTATTTCTTCAGCCATCAAGTAAGGAGTCAGGGCCCTGAGCCTGGGGTCTGCTGCTACTGCCTCAGCGTAGGGAGATGCATAGATAGCATCTCCAGCTGGGCGGCCCCTATACGTAGGGATCGCATTGCCAAATTGCTTGCGGAAGTCTGCTTCGCTATTGAGAGCTCTAGGGCTCAGGGGATTCATCCCTGTTACGTCCAGTGCTGTCTTTACGGGGCTAAATGCTCCAACAGCACTGAGGAGCTCCTCAGCTCCTGCAGTCTGCAGCTCTTGTAAGTTTTGTTGGGTGTCTAGTTTTCTTCGTGCCATAAGTTTGTCTTAGCTCATGAAGTCAAGAGGGTCTACTGTCGAGTAATTGCTAGGAGTTAATTGACGGGAGCTTGCGGTGGCATCGGCTGCTGAGGCTGCATAGCCTGCTCTGCCTGCATGGCCTGCTGAGCTTGCTGGGCTTGCATCCCCACCGCATTCAATGCCTGCTGGTAGCGCTCTACTTGTGTACGCTGCTCTATCACATCCAGCTCCCGATTCCGTTGGAGCTCCTGCACCAGAGCTGTAGCATCCAGCTGGATTCCAGGGTACTTGGCCTTGAGCTCACTTGCCTTAAGCCAAAGGTCTATGCTCATCTGGTCACGTTTTCTGTCATCCTCTCTAGCATCAGATGCAGCTTTGCCCAACATGTCCATCTGCTTTACTTGGACTTCTGCTTCAGCAATCACTTGCTCAGGAGATTTTGGAGGCTCCTGCTGAGCCTGAGCTTGCTGTTGTTGCAACTGTTGCAACACGGCTTGGGGGTCACCAAAGAAGGTTTGGGCATCAGTAATTCCGTTGAGCTCCAGCAGGCGTTGCAGAGTAGCCCCATACTGGACTAGTCCTGCAAACTGGTTATCTGGGCCCATCAGCTGCAGCAGGCTTTCCTGCTTCTGGAGGATGGTCATGAAGAGCTGGGATTTTTGCGCAACATCTGCTCCCCCAATGGGCAGGCTGACTCTGACATTCATCAGAGGCCAGCCACTAGGGTCTATCGGGATGTACTGCCCTCGCAGCATCATCATGTCCTGCTGGTCTTGATGGTAGGTTATCAAGAGCAACATCTTCTCAAACAATGGCTTGATGCCTGTTTCGATAAGGGTACGGGTGATGAGCTCCAGGCGTGCCTGAGCTGCCTTGACTTGGCTATCTATTGCTATGGCAGTAGTGCTCTGGAGGCTGGAAGCATCCAGGCCCTGAGACGCATCAGTAAGCCCTGTGCGCTTCTGGGAGACTCTGTCGAGGTATTCCAACATGGGTTGGGCCTGCTGGCCTACGTAGTCAATGGTGAGCTGCTGGATGGCTCCAGGTTGACGCATAGCTATCAAAGCTCCAACCTCATCATTGCTCAGCTCAGCATAGTCCACTTGTCCCTCAACATACGCCACACGGGGGGTCGTTGCTAATGCCAGCGAGTCCAGCATGTTGCGCATGGTTGCACTCTTGGTGCGTTGAATGTCTGCCAGCTCATCAAATAGGCTTTCGCCACTCCAATGATGTGGCAGGCAGCTCATGCGGAATACTACAAAAGGATGGTCATCTACCACTACATTGCGCACGATGTTGTAGGCGCTACCCATGCAGCAGATTTTGCGTCTCTCTGCTCTGCCATCTCCATCCAAGTCCACATTCACATAGGCCTCAATGTAGAGCACTTCTCTATTTGCTGGGTCTGATTCTGTCTGCTCTTCTTCCCTCCAGGTTGGGTTGCGTAGGAGCCACTCCTCATTGCTTTTGTAGGTGTCATCCACATCAGCGTATTGCATCACGAGCTCAGGGTCATAGCCCATGTCCACAAGGTCACTGACGGTGAGCCTTTGTCTACGTGCCAGGATTTTTGCATCCTTGAGGCTGACTGCATTTCTGTTGATGAGGAACTCCTCTGGTGGTACGGCATCTACGCATACCTTCCCCTTGGAGCTGGTCTTGCTCAGGGTCAGGTTGAATAGCCCATCCTCACTCTGGCTGGAGCTCGTAATCTCCCACTGGCCCTGTTGCATTACTGCAGCTGCTACTTCCTGGCTGATGCCACTTAGCTCCCGTACTATGGTCTCTACCTGTTCCTCGTACCAAATTTGCGCAATTCCTACTCCCTTGATGAGGGCATCCTTGATGACAGTGTCCAGCAATGTATATCCATCAAGTCTATCCTTGAGAAGATAGTTGCAGTACTCCGTTGCCTGTTGTGCCAATGGAACATCATCAGCCTGTCTGGGCTCAAACTCGACTACATGCTCAGCTGAGAAGAGGGTACGCATGATGCTGGGCAGACACTGCTGCACCGCATCATGTATCTCCTTTGCTTGGTACTGACTTCTGCCTTCCTGCTCTACCGGATTGTCTCCACTGTCTGCAAAGGGCTCTGCCAGGTAGTAACGCATGGCACGAGCTCTGTCTGGAGAGAGCTCCGTGTCAATGTAGTCAATACTTTCTGTAATCGTGTTACTGACCCAAGCCTGGAAGCTTATTTCGTCTAGTGGGATGTACTCAGCCATTGGGTTCCTTCTCTGGGATATCAACTTCAAACCATTCCTTGTTGCACGCTTCGCAATGCAATGCTGGATAGGCTCTTGTAGGTGGTGCTAGCGGCCCTTGACACTCTGGGCATTGGGTCAGGCTCATGCGACTACTCCTGCGTTTCTGCGCTCAGGTTTGCGTTTGTTCCGAATATAGCCACTGCTGTCCAACATCGGGCTCGCAAAGGTTAGACAAAGAGCATCCGCAAAGTCCGGTGACTTGCGGAGCCTCTTGGCTGTGACTTCCTTGCGCTCCAGCCCTAATGTGCCATTGGGTTTGTACTCAAACCGTGGAGCCACTAAATCCTCTACGAGCTGCTGATGGTCTGGTAACTCTACTTCCCCTCCAAGCCACTCTCTGCAAGTAAACCAGAGCTCTGCTCTCTTATTGGCGTAAGTGTCCGCCTTGCTGGGGGTCTCACTGACATTGATGCCTATTGCTGGCACACCCAGCTGACGCAACCTGTCCACTACACCAGCTCCTAAACCGATATTGTCACAGCATATTTCTATGGGCTGCTGCTCTGCATCCTGATACAAGTGGTCAACCCTGTCTGCCAGGGTCATCAAGTCCAGCTTCTCCCAGCTCTGTATCTTCGTTACCTTGCGGCCCTGACGTTCCACCAGCACTGACTTGTCTGCACCCATACGGGCTACATCCAGGCCCCAGATGGTTGGGTAGTCATGCGGAACCTTGACTCTACGGCTGACTGCATCCTCCACTAAGCCACGGGGGATGACCGTGTCATCATCCACCGTAGGCCATAACCCCAAGACACGAGTACGCCACTGGTTGCTCTCCTTGCCGTACTTGTCCCTCATCTCTGTGATGAAGTCTGGGCTCACCATTGGCGAGTCGAGGCAGCTGACGTTCATTGTGTACCACGTGCCCTTGTTCACGTGATGCGTGTCAAAGAAGTAGCCTGTGCTTCTTGTGGGGTTGCCAATTAAGCATATGTAGGCGTTTGCGCTCGTCATACTGCCATAGGCTGCTTCGTATACAGCCTCATCCACTCCAGCAGCCTCATCTACGCATAAAAAAGTTGTAGCTGAGTGGATTCCCTGCATGGCATCGGGCTGGTCTTTGCGGCTCACCTTGAAGCTCAGGAAAGCCTCTGTAGGAGATGCTGCCAACTCAATGCGCTCACTCTTGACTACTAAAAGCTCTCTCAGAGCCTCTGGAAGCTCTGTAATCCAGCGCTTGACCTCAGCAGCCAGCACATCAAAAAGCTGGCTCTGGGTAGGGCTCGTGGCTACCAGCTTGATGGGGTATCTTGTCAGCAGAAACCACAGCATGGCCCAGGACGTTACTGCACTCTTGCCCACCCCGTGGCCTGCCGCACAACTGCATCTCCGTGTACCACGTGCAAACTGGTCTAGTAGTTGGGATTGCCAAGGCTGAGGGGTGACCTTCAGTACGTTAATGACAAACCCATTGGGGTCATCGTAATAACGCTCCAGAAACTCACGATAGACATTGCCTTTGCTCATAATTTGCTAATCGTTACTTCAGCTCTGCCTGGGCGTTGGATATCTCTACGATACAAATGCAGCTCATCTACTTGCGAATCATCTGGGAAAACTCCCCAGTGCATCAAGAGGTCAAGCACTGCCTTGGCATGGTTGTCCAAGTCCCTGGCTGCTTTTGATGGTGGATAGTACTCTATGCTTACTGCTAAACGGTCTTGAGCTGTGTAGCGCTGAAAGGAGGGGGCAGGAGACTTCTTGTAAAGTCTCCCTGCCTTGGAGAGGATGGTGCGGCCCTGGAATTGTCTCCAGTAGCCATTGACGCTGGGAGGCCAGCCTAGTACTAGTTTCTGTGCTTCATCCAAATTCCTCTAGCTCCACAAGCTTGAAAACTCTACTCGTTCTTTCAAGCTCGTAGGCTTTTGTCAATTTTGGTTGCTCTTCCTTGAGCTTTTTTGTGTCCAAGACCTTGCGGCTCTGGTCTTTCCATGTTGCCAGTACCAAGCCCGTAGCTGGAGATACCAACGTCTGAGCTTCACGCATGTGCCCCTTAATTTGCGCTTCATGTAACGCCATTTGCTCTTGCAGCTGCTTCTGCTTCTGCTTGCACTGGCGAAACTGCTCCACTGCCACCACGAGCGACTGAGGACACTCGACTGTTTCATCATTCCCCCTTGGATAGGCTGCTTCCATGTCTGCCAAAAACTCCAGCTCTGGTGGAACCTGCTTGAGCACATGCTCCTCCCAGAAGTGAGTACACTTGTCCAACAATCGCTGCGCAAAGCTCTTGTTGTAGGGCACTTTGTAGAGCCGTATGTCATTCTCGCCCAAGATGCCTACTATCACATACCAGAGACTCTTGCCTGTGATCATCATGTACCACTGCACCTGACAGTAGTAGTTTAGGGGGAGCCCTTCTCCAGGCTCCATGATCACTTCACCAGTGGGTGCAAACTTCTTCTTGCTCCGAAAGCTTGCGGTCTTTACTTCCAAGCCAGCCTCACGGTGTAAACCATCCACATGCGCCACGCAGTACTCAAACTGCGAATGGCGAAATGTCTTGCTGCTTCTACGGAACTTTAGCCCTGTCTCTCGTGCTGCTACCTGCCGTAAAGGCTCCTCCAACATGTTCCCCCAGTGGGTTGCCGCATTCCCACTGAAAGCTGGTGCTAGCCCCATTTTCTGCTGGTAGAGCTGGTAGCGGCTCTGCCATTCATTCATGCCAGCAGCGCTTGCACAATCACTTCCCCCTAAGTACTTGCGTCTCTCCTCTGCACTAAATCCCATACAGCCTCTCCTGTTGCTCTATCAGTGTGTTGAAGTTTACCTGCTCCAAGTCCTCCAGTGGGAAATAGATAATTCCATTGCCCTGCATCCAATGCCCCTGGAAAGCCTTCTTCCAGCCCCTGCCCGTATAAGGCTCCCAAAGCCAATAGATGCCAGGTTCGTCCTGCTCAAAGTAACGGAAGTACACCTTGCTGGTGATCTTCTGGTAGTCCCAGAGCTGCTGCATCTTTGTAAACTTCCCCTGGTTGAAGGCCTGCACCCTTTGAGGTCTGGTCTTCTGCCCCTTGAGCTCTATGTAGCACTCTACCTTGTTGTTCTCCTTGTTCTTCTCCTCTACCCAGCTGGTGTCCACGGCTGTGAAGTCCAGCTCGTGAAACCTGCCGTTGTGCATCAGCTCCACGTAAGGGTAGGCCTTCTCGTAGTACTGCTTGAATTCTTGCTCTCTAGCCTCACTGTCTGGTGTGTTCTTGTCTTCAAAACTTGCTTGCATATGCGCCTTCCTATGGCTGTTGCAGAATGTTGCAACACTGATGGTTGCTGGGGTGGAAGCCAGTAGACCTTAGTAGCCGCTCTCTTCAACTACACATCGGTTGCGGCTCAGGGTGCTGAGTCCATAAAAGGTCACCCTGTGCAAGGAGTTATCTGCAGCGCCTCTACTGGCTATAGCTGGGGTAGCAGACCGTTGGCAGGCATGCGGGAAACTGCCTATTGGTTGCGGCTCAGGGGGAAATTAACGAAAAGCCCTGTGCTGGTTAGGCTAGCCTCTGCTACCAAAAATTTTAAAAAAACTGGGGGGTGTTTAGGTACTCAAACTATTTCGGCCCCAAAAGCAGCGAGGGGGGGGCCCCAGCTGCGCATTTGGCCCAGAAGTTGGCGGTTTCCTATGGTTTTACGGTTATCGTATTACGGTTGCCACCAGCTAGGCCTCATGTTTACTGGGCAGAGCAGCGGATACCATAGCCGCAGCGCTCTGCCTTTCTGGGCTGATGACCCCGTATGCTCGTGAGTCATCTTGGGGTTTGTTTCGTGGCTTTACCCTCTCCCCAAATTACCCCCAAATTACTCCCTCATTACTCCCTCAGTACCTATGGTACAGACAGTACCTGCACACCTTATGGGCTTCACTCCAATAGCGCTTGGAGCTAGGCTTCCAGCAATCACAGAGCCTGCAGTACTTCAGTGGATTACGTTTCCTAAGCTTCTCCAGGCGTTGCAGCAGCCTCTGACTAAGAGGCTTCAGCAGCATGGGATTGCGATAGGTTGCGTAGCTAATCACCCAGCTGCTCTATGAGGTTCAGATAGTGTTGCTCACGTAGTTGCAGCGCTTCCTCCAGAGTCAGGTAGAGATACCCTGGCGAAAGCTCATGAGGCGCTAGATTTAGCTGTTGCAACAGTTTTTCAACATCTTCCAGAGTGATCTTCAGCCTACGTTGCTGGTCTTGCAAACTGGTATAGCCTGAGTGCTTGGGCCTATGCTTGTAGTGGCGGATGGCTTGAGCATCCTCAACATGCAGCACCTGAGTCTGTCCAGCGTTACCCACACCAGTGCTCTGTATCTGAAGAAACTTCATCATCTGCCGTATACGGGAGCTATCCACCTTGAGCTCTTGGGCCAGTTCCTTGACTTCAATGGTCTTACCAGACATGGCGCTTCAACTCTTGCTGCAGAGTAGTCAGCTGGGCACTGAGCTGCTCTATGGTGTCTCGTTGACGTTTGACGGTCACGATGAGCTCTTGGTTATCCTGTTTGTGCTTACGAATCTCACTCCATTTCTGCAGGGCAAAGGTCTGTTGCTTGGTTGGCTTGGTGACCAGCTTCCAGCCCAATATCTTTCTCATATTGCGCAACTGCCAGGGAGCCAC